AATTAGAAAACTTGCTTAAAATTTGGAGCGAAGAAAAAGCTGGCTTGGGTTCTAACAAGTGGGCTTTGTATAACTGCCTGACATACTGGGCCACACATACCAACGAGTTACGCTCGCCAGAGATTGCTCGTTACAACAGAGAGATTTCAATTGCCAATGCAATGAAGTCTACACAATGGGAAACACTATAAAGGAGAACACCCATGTTTTTTCAGAAACTAAACCAAACATACAATCACATGGTTTCAACTGATGATCCACTAGATCAACAGCAATTAACTTTTAATTGCTTAATAACTGCAAAAGAAGCCGAGGAATTACTCAAACTAAACTACGAAGGCAATAGAGATTTAAACAAAGACACTGTTAGCCATTACATAAGAGCCATGAATCTAAACAGATGGCCTTTGCATCCAGAGCCACTTGTTTTTTCTAAGTCTAGCGATGAATTACTGTTTATTCTTTTGAATGGTCAGCATCGTCTTACAGCGCAAATAGAAACTGGCCTTGATATTGCATATTCAGTTTGCATTCACAGAGACCGAAACATCTACAAGAAGTTAGATCAGGGTAAAGTGCGGACAAATGCAGACATAACTGGGTCGCATAAAAATATTGTTTACCCAATACAATTCTTGCTTCGTGCTGCATCCTCTATCAAGAAACCAGTATCAGACGATGTTCAAAAGGTACTGTCTGATCGTGCTGGCACTTTGCTTTCTGAAGTAGAGTACGAAATCAAGCCGCCACAAACAGGTTATAATTTATGGAAGCAAACAGGCTTCCGCGCTGCTTATGCAATGGCAATCATTACCAATAGGATTGATCATGCAAAAGCATTTGAAGTGTACACCACAATTTGCCGCAACGAACTAAAAGAATGGCCTGATGTTTTTGTTTCTTTCTATCGTCAAATGATGGAAAGACAGATTCATATTAATCGAAGTGGAGTAAACTTAGATAATGATTACTTCATGAGAGGTATGTTTGCTTTCCAAAACACAGAGGCAAAAACAATATCTATTCATAATTCGTTTAGAAACCAAGTCAAAGAAGACGTGTACAAAGCAATGAAAAAATACGCGACTGAAGAACTAAGAATTGTCGCATAACAAAGGAGAACACACATGATGACACGCAAAGACTTTGAATGGATAGCGGATCGGTTTGGTCCGCTAGTCTTTTCGCCCATCACAATCGAAAAGATTGCTGATGATCTTCAAGAAACTAATCCACGATTTAATCGTGAGAAGTTTATTCAACGAGCCGTAGCAGCATGGGAGAAACACAATGACATCTCAGACGATGAAATCCCCTACTGAACTTTGCCCTGTCTGCGTTGGCGATGGGCAAATAGAATATGAAATCAACAAACCTCAGAGCTTTACCCGCGACATTGGTTACATAGATACCAAGTGGGATAAATGCTATGCGTGTGATGGAACAGGAGAAGTAGAGATTCCACGCTACCTATTGACGAGCAAGGAATGAATGCTGCATAAGTGCAGTATGAAATCGTATCTGACTACACTAACTGATAAAGCAAATGATAGTAATGTTTCCTTGTTGAAAGCATTCAAGCAAGCAAGCATACCCACATCCACATACTATCGTGCTCAGTCTAGTGGTCAGATACGATACGAAACTGCATTGAGGGTATTCAATGCCATTGAAAAGCTACACGTACTACAACAAGCCCGTGAGCATACCCAAAGACTACGAGCGTCTGGTAAAAATATTAATCGACGCACGGTTCGCGCAAAGTTTAAGCCAAGAGTCGTTAGCTCATAAGATAGGGTGTGCAACTTCGCTGATCCACAAGTGGGAAACTGGCAAGCGAATACCCTCTGGCTTTATGTTAATGTGCTGGCTTGATGCTTTGAACTGTGAAATCGAAATCAAAAAAATCCCACAGAATCGTCTGCCTTAAATGCCAAGTAAAAACCGAATGGTTTGTGGCTATTCTAAAGCAAACAAATGACAGCTACGAAAAGCATTGGTACATTTGCAGACGCTGCTATGAGGAAGACCAATGGCAAACCGTAATAAAAACAAAGGAACGTACCACGAGAAGTGGTTCGTCAAGTGGCTCGAAGCGGCGGGTATCAAAGCCAAAAGGCAACCCCTCTCAGGCAGTCTGGGAGGCGAGTATAGCGGCGACATCAAGCTTGAACTCAACGGACACGAACTGGTAGGCGAAGTTAAATACCGTGACAAGTCCAGCTTCCCCAGCCCCTTCAAAGTTTTAGAAGGCAGAGACATTGCCTTTTACAAAAGGCGGACAGGCGATCCGCAAACTCTAGTCATCGTATCAGGTGACACATTCCTTAAACTAATGGAGAACAACAATGACACTGACTGATAAGTTTAATCAATATCACAGGGACAATCCCCAAGTGTATGAACTCTTCAAACGCTTTACCTTCATGGCTATTAAGCGTGGTCACAATCGCTTGTCTGCGTGGATGATTGCTAATCGCATTCGCTGGGAGACATCCATCGAAACCTTCTCAGTTGATGAATATAAAATAAGCAACGACTACATTGCTTTGTATGCTCGTATGTTTATGCGCGACCATCCTCAGTATGACGGATTCTTTAAGACCAAAGAAATGAAGAGGGCATAATGGTTAAGAAACTATCTAACATGGCTGACGCTGCCATCTGGGATGCGCAAGTCAACAAGTCTTCTACGAATCCTGACTACAATCGGGCTATCAAAAAGCAAGGTTTCTTTTTAGACACGCACCAGATTATAGCCAAGCGGATCAAGAACGGGGAGCCTGTCGGTGACTTCTGGTTGCGCGGCAAAGCCAAAGAAGCACTGCTAGATCAGACTGACTTAAAGCAAAGTGACTTCTCTAAATACAATGGCTGGCTTCAAATGTATGGCAACTATCCAGAAAATAATTCTTGATATAACTGCGTAAGTGCAGTACCTTACCGCTTATAATATAAGGAGAACAACATGAAACGAACAGGTTTCATTGGCGGTAGTGATTGTGTAAAGATCATGCAAGGTGATTGGCAAACACTATGGGAAGTGAAGACAGGGCGTAAAGAACCTGATGATTTATCAGACAACATTGCGGTACAACTTGGCAGCTGGACTGAATCCTTCAACCTGTCTTGGTTTGAAAAGCAACACAACTGTGTTCTTTCTGGGCATCAATACGAATATGAACAGATCGTTGGCACAGTACCTTGCCGTGGCACAGTCGATGCAAGACTAAACAGTGATATTGTAGAAGCAAAACATACCAATGCGTTCAACAAAATGGATGACATTGTAGAATTATACATGCCGCAAATCCAACTCTATGCACATCTGGCAAAAGCAGATGGCACTCACCTCTCAGTAATCTTTGGCAACAGTAAATGGGAGTCAACCTTTGTCCACTACAACAACGAGTATTTCAATTCTATGTGGGCGGTGGTGTCAGATTTCTGGAGTTACGTGCTACGCGATGAACAGCCGACTGGTGTTCAAGTCGACAAAATATCGACCGACTCGATTGCGCTGGACAACATGGTCAAGCGTGACGCCAGCCGCGACAACCAATTCATGGACGCAGCCGTCACATACCTCAACGAGTATGAACACAACCGCGTCTTCGAGAACGCCAAGAAAGACCTCAAGCAAATGGTTAGCCCAGAAGAAAGGGAAGTGTACTGTGATCAGCTTGCAGTTCGCAGAGACAAGCGAGGCGCACTCAGAATAGTCAAACGATAAGGAGAACAATCATGGCACAGAGAACAGTAACTGATGAAATAAAGTTCAGTGAAAATGAGCTTTGGTGCGCGATGGAAATGCAAGTAAGAGACTTGGTTTCTGACAGAGCAATACAATACCTAACAAAAGAAGCTGTTAACAATCATGTGCATGAAGCAATGGAGCATTACTTTGGAACAATCGCAAGGCTTCAAGAAGAAACTAATGGGTATGATGATATTGAAATAGACATTGAGGAAGTAGGATTCTCAATGGAAAACTTTACAAACTGTATTTACATGGCAGTCCAATTAGTTTTGGAGCATGTTCTGCCAGAAATACACCTTAAACCAGAATGGCAAACAACAAGAACTTGGGCAGAAATGGTCCAAGCAAAAAAGGAGAACACCAATGACACTTGAAACATGGAACAAGCTGGCCTCTTCAGACCCCAAGTATCTGAAGAAGGTCAGCTTCGGAAGCCGCAGCTTCACCGCAATCGACCCACAATACCAAGTCATGAAGATGACAGAAGAGTTTGGCCCCGTTGGTGACGGCTGGGGTTGGCACAATCAAACAGAGATAGTGTCTCTGGCTAACGGAGACAGCGCTGTGTTAGCGCATGTGACTGTTTGGCATGGTAGCCAAGGAAATATGTTTGGCCCCTTCACAGGCTGCCGTAAGTTCTTTGACGCTGCCAAGGGTCGATTGGCAGAGGATGCACCGAAGATGGCTATTACCGATGGCTTGACCAAAGCGCTGTCTCACATTGGCTGTGATGCTGATGTGTTTCTTGGTAAGATGGATGGCAACAAGTATGATGCCGACAGCAACAAGAGCAGCAATGGCGCGTGGTAAAATATTCTAAATGTACGTTCAAAGATGGTTTTGTTTGGATGGAGGGTTATGCTTTTTGTCCAAACAGAATTGGAATAAATGCTTACAAAAGCAAACTCCTTCATGAATCAATACAAAAAGGATCGTCTTGGGTAAGAGTTAATAAAATAGAAAACATCATCTTTGAAAGAGACATTGTGAAAAGACTACTGAAAGGAAAACGTAAGCAAGATGTTGCGTTTGAATTTAATGTAACAGTAAATCGTGTGACAAGGATATTTAACAAATGGATAAACGAATCCATAAAACACCACTCATCCTTTTCATACTACTCTAAAAAAAGGAGCAGCGATGGCGCGTGGTAAAGACATTGCTTTAAAGTTAGGGCTTGCAGAAGTGCAAGTCCTGATTGCTGCTGTAATACATAGCTTTGAATCTGGCTCTGCAAAAAGCGATGAACAAAGAAAGACGCTTGCCAATGCAGGTCAGAAGCTAAGAAGCGTAGAAAAAAAACTATTAGAAAGGAATAACTCATGGCTGAGTATGACGACACAAACAAAGGAGCGGCCTTCACGCCGTTCCCAACGCAGCAAATGATTCTTGCTGGCAAGATCAATGTGCAAGGCAAAGAATCCAAAACAATCTTAGTTAAAGATGCAACCAAAGATGGGCGACCAATCATTGAAGTGTATCAGCGACTAGCAATCATGTTTGAAAATGACAAAGCCAACAACGACAAAGCACCAGATTACTCTGGGCCAATAGATGAAAATCTAAAAGTCGCTGGCTGGCGCAGAAGCAAAGATGGCAAACCATACATGTCATTATCTGTTTCAGCTAAAAGTCAACCGCAAGCATCCAGTGGCTTGCCAAACGATGACATTCCATTCTAAACTATGAATGTTCTCTGGGAGGATACTGCCCTGTATGTTCGCCTCAAGTCATACGACTCCTCCCTGACTGGCGCAGCTTCGGCTGCGTCCTTTTTTTTGGAGACACAAAATGCAATTCAACGGAAAAATCTTAAAAAAGATACGCGAAGAAAAAGATGTAACGCAAGTAAAATTGTGTAGAGCCTTAAAGTTACATCAGTCTCTTTATTCTAAGTACGAGAGAGGCAAAGTAAAGGAACCGCCTGCAACAATAATCAAACAAATTGCTGATTACTTAGGTGTGCCTTACGAAAATTTCTTTGGTGAAACAGCAGACAAATTAATTAATACAAGATCAAATATTCCAGAGCGAATTGACGTCCATGTTCATATCAAAATTGATTGGGGGTTTTAATGACTGAAGAGCAAATGCTTCAAGCAATGCTTGCTGATGCAAGGCAAGTAAACAAAAGATACAGAGAGAAATGGGGCGGCAAGCCAGATAAAAAATACATAGAGCCAGAGCCAGTGGCGACAGCCGCGCCCACACAAGGCGAAGGCTGGCGCAACAGCAGTCTAAGCAAAGAAGAAATAGAAGACATTAAATACTTTCAAAGCAAAGGCTGGTGTGTAACATCAACCGCTATCTTCTTAGGTCTTAGCGATAGCACTGTAAGAAAGTATCGTGAGGATGCCAGTCGGGACCGACACCCCCAAGAATCTTAATACCATCTGCACATCTAAGTGCAAGTTAAATCATTAGCTCGAAGTGCGGGGCGTCGATAAAAGGTCTCCGCCCCTGTCCGCGTCTGGTGTCAATGTAATCATTCATTGCAGATTCCATAGTGCCATCCCAATAAGCAATGTTTGGAACAGACCAAGCAGCACCCCATCGCACAGGTACATCAACAACCCTTGCACCTTCAGCCATTGCATCGGCAATCTCATCATAAAGATTTAATTCCCAGCGACCACCATCAACATACGCCATAAGATCAACAGCCAATCCATCAAGATGCTTTGACTTCATGGTTTGACTAGCGCCCTTGGCAACCAATGCTTTCTGCTCTTCCATAGTTCTTAGCCCACAGATCACAGAGAAGTCCTGTTTAGAAACAGAAATAGCATAGCGAACAACAGCCGCCATTCGCTCATCAACACCTTCCAGCTTTTCTAAGCTGCGCTTTCCTAGTTTATAACTCATTTCTTCCCTCCGAAAAATTTAGTTGCTGATCGAACACCAAAGCTTGCAGCAACAATTACGCCCAAGGTGTACTGATACCAATCAGGCATGGATTCTAATGCTGCAAAGCCATTCTGCACAGCACGATCAGCCCAATCAAATGGCAAGAAACAAAGAATAAGAGGGATTGAAAATAAAATAGTAAGCCACTCATCCTTCCAACTGTTCTGAGAACCCTGCGCCATCAGGCGCTCCCAATCACTCTCGCTCGTAGCAGCGTTCTTCATTATGGTGGCTTTGGCTTCTGCCTCAACCAACTTTAAATTAGCAGCCGCCGCATTTGCATCCGCCTTGCCTTTCAGCCAGC